GATAACGTATGATTTCCAAGATGGCGCTGGACCAGTGCCGGCTCATCAGCACTCTAACGGCAGCGGCTGGGTAGCTGATAGCGCCCGTGTAGCAGCCAGGGCCTTCGTCGGCCCGGATGCTGTGGTCTTCGGCAACGCTGAGGTCTATGATAACGCTGAGGTCTATGGCAACGCTAAGGTCTTTGACAACGCCAGGGTCTCTGGCAACGCTTCGGTCTATGGCAACGCTGTGGTCCACGACACCGCTGTGGTCCACGACAACGCTTGGGTCTATGGCAACGCTAAGGTCTTTGACAGCGCCGGGGTCTCTGGCAACGCTTCGGTCTATGGCAACGCTGTGGTCCACGACACCGCTGTGGTCCACGACAACGCTTGGGTCTATGGCAACGCTAAGGTCTTTGACAACGCCAGGGTCTCTGGCAACGCTGCGGTCTATGACAACGCTGTGGTCTTTGACAACGCCAGGGTCTCTGGCAACACTGTGGTCTCTGGCAACGCTTTGGTCTCTGGCAACGCTTTGGTCTCTGGCAACGCTGCGGTCTATGACAACGCTGTGGTCTATGACAACGCTAGAGTCTCTGGCAACACTGTGGTCTCTGGCAACACTGTGGTCTCTGGCAACCAACGCCGTTAACGGAAAGATAACACAATGATAACGTATGATTTCCAAGATGGCGCTGGACCAGTGCCGGCTCATCAGCACTCTAACGGCAGCGGCTGGGTAGCTGATAGCGCCCGTGTAGCAGCCAGGGCCTTCGTCGGCCCGGATGCTGTGGTCTTCGGCAACGCTGAGGTCTATGGCAACGCTAAGGTCTTTGACAACGCCAGGGTCTCTGGCACCGCTTTGATCTCTGGCAACGCCGTGATCTATGGTAACGCTAGAGTCTCTGACAAAGCTAGAGTCTATGGCAACGCTGAGGTCAATGACGCCGCTTGGGTTTTTGGTAACGCTAGAGTCTCTGACAAAGCTAGAGTCTATGGCAACGCTGAGGTCAATGACGCCGCTTGGGTTTTTGGCAACGCTAGAGTCTCTGGCAACGCTAGAGTCTCTGGCAACGCTAGAGTCTCTGACAACTCTGTGGTCTCTGGCAACGCTGAGGTCTTTGACGGCGCTAGAGTCTTTGGCAACGCTTTGGTCCATGACAATGCTAAGGTCTCTGGCAACGCTTGGGTTTCTGACAACGCTGCGGTCTATGACAATGCTGTGGTCTATAACAACGCCTTGATCTCTGACAACGCTAGGGTCTATGACGACGCTGAGGTCCATGGCAACGCCGTGATCTATGGTAACGCTAGAGTCTCTGACAAAGCTAGAGTCTCTGGCAACGCTTGGATTTCTAACGGCAGCGGCTAGGATACGCCAGCAATATTATTGCTCACAACACCTCAACAAAGCAATAAAATTACCGTCGATTTTGGTAGACAAATGTCCTAAGCTATGTTAGGATGATAATATGATGACTAACATGGAGAACGCAAGAGTCATGGCACATCTCAGGATCGTGAAACGGGCGTATGGCCAGTACGAAGATTTCTGTGGCTTCGCCGGCGGTGAGCTTGCGGCTATCGAATTCGCCGACACGCTGGAACGCGACAACCGCGACGGCGAATATATCGTTCGCCACCTCGACCAGCCAAACTGGGAGCCCAGTTCCTCCTATCAATCCGGCTTTGACTGGCTCTGAGGGATGATGCGGTTTGACGCATTACCCGCCATGGTGCATGAAGCGGTGGCGCAGGCTCGCAAGCATTAATTCAGGAGATCGCCCTGCATGCGAAGGAGGGGCGGTAAAGGTCGAAACGGGGCACCCGCCCCGTCGCGCCGTGACGCGACGTCTGACGAGACCAGGAAGGAGAACCAAGATGTGCGATGATGTTGCCAAGCTGCGCAGCTTGGCATGCCAAGCTGCGACCTGGTGACCAGCTTATGAGTGTAAAATCCTAATCATAATGATGATCTATGATTTTCCTTTTCTGAAAGGAAAATGATCATTATGTAATGTGGAGAATTTGATATGACTAAAGCACAAAAGAAAATCGAAATGAAGAACCAAAATCCTATAATCGAGTCAAAAACCGAAACTCTGTCGGTTGAAAAACTTTGTCAAATGATGCTTCGCGAAGAACTAAATTGTAATCCCGTTGGTCAAAGACCGCCCGTCAAAGCTAATCCGGATAATGACAAAAATAAAGGAATTATTCAATGTTTATACAATGGTATTGGTATTGGGCTAATTACTGTTCGAGATATTAGAAATTGTGAAGAAGAAGAGATAAAAAGGATTTATCCAAATAATTATTATCTGGTTATCGATGGTGGTCATCGTTGCCGTGGTATTAGAGATTTTATGAATAATAAATTTAGTTGCACTATCAATGGAGAAAAGAAAAATTGGAACAAAATGACTCCGAATGAAAAAGATCATTTGATGTCGAGAAAAATAAATATGGAAAAAAAAATTTGTACTTCTATGCAAGCTATTGAAATTTTCAAGGGACTCAATAGCACAACTAAAGTCAATGCTTACGAAATGATTATGTCTGATGATCAGTCCAAAATTTGTAGAAAAATTCGTGAGTTGTCGAGATCATATCCAGAATATGGTGATAACGATTGTCATGAAATTTTTACGTTGACTGATGATGATACGGCTAAACATTTTACTAATGTCAATGAAAGAGCAATTTGGCACACTTATAATTTCGTCGCATTACATAAGAGTATGAACATGTCCAATTGTGATGCTGGTGAAAATGATACAAAAGAATTATTGAAAATGGAAAAAAATGGTGATTTTGAGGTTCCGCAAAAAGCTTGGGATCATGTGGATGCATTTTGGAATTTTTGTTTGACGTATAGAAAGAAGATTGGCAAAAAAATTAGTCAGGACATGTTTGCAGCTTTACATGCAATTTGGTTCAAATTACAAGAGGAGTATAAAGAAAATTTCAAATTAGATATGGATACTTTCAAGGACGAATTTGAGGACATTCGTGTGAAGTTGACAGGAAAAACGAAAAATGAATATTCAACTAAAACTGCCCTCAATCTAGAGGATGAAGAAACCAATATCAAAGAATTGGTACGAAACTACTCAAAGTCTTATTCTGACGGAGAAAAGACTACCCGTGCAGCCAATATTATGTGGGATGAATTATTAAAGGCAAATAACGGAAATCCTGAGGAATGTGGCATCACAGTTTTAGATAGCAAAAGGAGTGTTCCGCGGAATATTAGATATCAAAAGTTTATTGAAGCTAAGCGTCGCTGTTATATCGATTTGCATACAGAAAGCTGTCGTTATGGTGGAAATAAAATGGAATCGGTAGATGATTGTGTTTTAGCACACGATAAACCACATGCTTATGGTGGAAAAACAGAAGATGGTGTTATTATGTGTAAACATTGTCATGATAAACAGGGAATGATGGATCTAGAAGAATTTATTGAACATCTACAATCTAAAGAAAAAAAGAATCGGAAGAAACGCAACGCAAAGAGGCGCTAAAAAATGACTAGTTCTGGATGGAATACGCGCCGGGTATATCTATTCGAGGCCCAATACTTTCGCGGGCATCCTCTGAGTAGAAATATGCCGATGGCTAAGCTACGTCGCATAGCCATGAAAATATGGCACGATTTATTTTCCACATCTGGTCGAGATTACTATCCACTGCCTAACAAAATTTAGGTATTGATAGAATGCCGGATTAGCACAGTGGTAGTGCAGTGGTTTTGTAAACCACAGGTCGGGAGTTCGAATCTCTCATCCGGCACCACTAAGCGGTTGACATTGCAATTATCATGATATATAATGAAATAACAAATGATTGACATGATGACATGACCGCAACACAGGCTAAAAGCACACTCAATCTAATGACTCAGTTTAGAGCTATGGGTCGTCCATGGCGCATGGACGAATGGGACTATATCATAACTGGGCGGTCGTTTCTTAATTATGATGATGCGATTGATTATCTCAACCGGGTTATTGCCATGAACAGCAATTATGATGAGGATATTATATATGACGTATGATAAAATTGGACTGCTTGAGGCAGCCCTCAATAATGTGATTACCGTTCGATTTATCAAGGTGAATGGCGAAGAACGTACTATGAAATGTACGCTACTCAGGGAATATCTTCCTCCTCAGAAAGATGTCGAGGAAATAATCACGAAAGAAAATCCGAATGTTCTCGCGGTATGGGATATCGAGGCCATGGGTTGGCGAAGCTTCCGCGTCGATTCGGTATTGGATGTAACTTTGCCCGCGGCCTATATCCCGTCGAAAGAAATTTAGTAATGACAAAACTTAATATTACTGGACTCAAAAGTGAGTCAAAGAACATCGATCCGAATAGCGACGGCACGTATTCGCATATCGGCGCGCGTGGCGGTACCGAAATGATAGCCGAGCAGATTCGTAATCGAGTACCTTCAGAACTTCTTGCTAAGTTCAATCTTATTCATTCGCGTGTGCGGAAAGAAAATATCTCTAAGGATAAGAGTAATATTCTTGTTCTACATGACACATGGGATGATCCCGAAAGTCAGCACCTTAAAGATGAGAAGAGTTTAAATCGGTTTTCCAAATTAATTTTTGTGTCGCACTATCAGCAGGCCACCTTCAATATCGGACTGGGCGTTCCCTTCAATAAGGGAGTGGTCATTCAAAATGCAATTGAACCGATTACGCTTACTCCCGACGATAAGAAGTCCTCGATTATTCGATTCATCTATCATACCACACCACACCGAGGGCTGGAGCTTCTTGTTCCTGTCTTTGAAAAACTGGCTGAGAGCGTGCCCAATATTCATCTGGACGTATATTCGTCGTTCAAGATTTATGGATGGAATGCTCGCGATGACCAGTACAAGAATACCTTCCAGCGAATTATAGATCATCCCAATATGACGTATCACGGGTATCAACCCAATGAAGTCGTGCGCGAGGCACTAAAAAAAGCTCATGTTTATGCATACCCCAACATCTGGCCAGAGACCTCATGCATCTCCGTGATCGAAGCCATGAGTGCTGGATGTAATGTAATATGTCCAAATTTTGCGGCTCTACCCGAAACCTGCGCCAACTTTGCTACGATGTATGGGTTCAATGAAGATTACAATGCACATGCTAATATGTTTGCGGCTATTGCTCACATGATGATCCGTGAATATTGGCAGGAGAACAATCAGAATAAGCTAAAGTTTCAGAAAATGTACTTTGATAATTTCTACAACTGGAATATACGGGCACAACAATGGAATGCTTTGTTAAGCTCTATGGTGAATTGATATGAGCGATATTAAAATTGCCGCCGACTTATTTAAATTTATCGGTGCGGAACCTAGCTGGGCTAACTTCGATCCAACTAAGGTTGATGATAATGAGCGCCGTATTGCGGATGCGTATAATTGGTATAATTATGCAGTGGCCGATAAAGATAAGAGTAAGCTCGTAACGGACTATATTAGTAAAAATGCGGCCACACGCGATGATATTCGTGCTATCAATGCGCTAGATTGTTGGCAAATTCCCAATTGGTTCCTATCCCAATGTCGAATGCAATTACGCGGACTAATTTTGTCGGATGACCGTAAGAAGGCATTCGATACCAGGCTACAAGATATGATCCGTCTTGGAATGGAGACACTTGAAAAAAATAAGATAAAGACACAGACAACGGCCGTCGGTTCAGTACACGACAATATTCGTTTGTCTGCACATAATAAGTCCGCCTATATCGATGATCAAGTCGATAAGATGTTCTCAGATCCGAAGCATACATTCAATTGCTATCAATGGCTATTGGCCGAGAATGTTGGGCCCATGGTTGCAATACGGCTGGGCGATATGTATCGTGATGATCTAGACGAAATTGAACTTGCGCTAAGTAAGGGCGATATACAGGTCGTTGAAGGTTATTCGTCGTATAGTAAAAAGCATCTAATCGCTGTTCGGGATTTCTTTCGAGCTATAATTGCAGACTGTGAAACTTGGGCGCGAAATCAGAAGAAGAAGCCCAGGGTGAGAAGGAAGACTATCAAAAGTGCGGATCAACATGTTCGCAAGCTTAAGTATATGAAGGAATTCCCAGAATTAAAGCTGGTTAGTATCGATCCATCCAAGATCGTCGGCGCAAATGAGTTGTGGGTATTCAACACTAAATACAGAAAGCTACAGCATTATGTGGCGCGTGATCGTGGTGGACTGCAAGTCAAGGGAACTTCCTTGCATAATTTTCACGATATTAATTCTGTCGCCAAGACGCTAAGAAAGCCCACGGAGGTATTGCCCAATATCATGACTGGTGGAACTAAAGTGGTTAGTCGAGTATTTGACGCCGTACGATCTGTGGCCACCAAGTGCAATGGGCGTATGGGAGAATCATCTATCATTCTTCGCGTCATTTAAATGCGCGATACATCAAATGTAGTTCATTCTTTTCCTGTCAATAGGATAGTGCGCCGATCATTACCCCCACAGAATTATTCGGAGCAATTTAAGAAGCATCACCTAAATCAGCTTCTGGATGACAAAGCAACGATTCTAGCTGTGCAATTACTACTCGAAGGCATCGATATTGATGATGTTGAATTCACAAAGGGGCTCGCGCTAGCTATAGAATTTCTTCGTGCAGCACTATATAAGACGCATGGTATTGATCATCCTCTACAACCAATCGCGACTGACATAATTGATCATATAACGAAGAAACCGAAACAGTAAATTCGTCCTTAACTTTTATAACATGAAATAACAATATTATGATTCTTCTAGACCTCTCACAAGTTATGATTGCCCATATCATGATATATCTGACTCGCTACAATAGTGCATCCCAAATTGTAGATGAGAATACAATACGTTATATGGTATTGAATAGCATTAGGTTACTTCGCAATAAATTCAAAGAATCCTATGGCGAGATTATAATCTGCTGCGATTCCAATGATGTATGGCGAAAAGATATTTTTCCACACTATAAAGCCAATCGTAAGAAGATGAGGGAAACTTCTACCTTCGATTGGACTTCGTTATTTAATGTTTTGGGAACAATACGCGATGAGCTTGGTGAACATATGCCGTATAAGATTTTGCAAATTCCTAGGGCCGAAGCTGACGATATTATAGCTTCACTGTGTCATGAATACGGTAAGACCATGCGAAACGTCGGAGAAAATATTATGATTGTGTCGGGCGATAAGGACTTTGCCCAGCTTCAGAAATATGCCAACGTGTATCAATATGCGCCGGCACAGAAAAAGAATATCACCGTAGATAATCCCGAAAGATTTTTACGCGAGCATATCATGCTTGGCGACCGCGGCGATGGCGTACCTAATTTTCTATCTGACGATGATACTTTCGTTTCTGATAAACGTCAGAAGCCCGTAATGCGTAAGAAACTGGACGAATGGTCTATTCTCGATCCTACTATCTTTTGTGATGATGAAATGCTACGCAACTATAGGAGAAATGAGGAACTAATCAATCTTGATAAGATTCCGAAAGCTATTCAACAAGAGGTGATCACTCAGTTTACTACGCAGACATCATCACCTCGATCAAAGATATTAAATTATTTTATTCGCTATCGGCTAAGCAATCTAACTGAACATATTGGAGAATTTTAATGATTAAATCACTATCTAGTATTATTCTCGAAATAGAAAAGCAGACTACCGACGAAGCTCAGGCCGACGTTATGAGAAAGAATAGCAGTGCTGCACTAAAGACTATTATTGGCTACGCGCTTGATCCTGGCGTCACGTGGATGATTCCGTCCGGTGCACCGCCCTATAAGCCGCTACATGATGCTGCGGATCAAGAGGGTAAACTATATTCGGAATGCGTTCGTATGTTCATATATTTTGTCGATAGTCCAGAGAATCGAAATATTACACAGGTTAAACGCGAGCAGCTATTCATTCAGCTACTTGAATCTGTTGATCGCGATGATGCTAAACTGATATTGCGGGTGAAGGATAAGGCTCTTAATATTTCTCGTAAGGCCGCAGCATTGGCTTTCCCTAATATGACTAAAAATTGGCCGAAATGATTGCGTTTGTAATTGGCAATGGAACAAGCCGATTAGGGTTTAATCTTCGCCAACTCATTGGTCTAGGCCAAATATACGGATGTAATGCGCTATATCGAGAATATGCGCCAAATTATGATCTGCCGGATTATCTAATTGCCATAGATGACGGAATGATAGAGGAGATTCAAAATAGTGATTTTCCCAAGAATAGATTCATTATTCCACCACTTAGCGAACGATGGGAACCAAAAGAATGTAATCCAAATCAGCCTCGTAGTAATGCGGGTATCAATGCAATGATTGAAGCTATTCGGCACGGAGCGACTATCGTAATTGGGCTGGGGTTTGATTTCATGCTGAATGATGTGGGACAATCTGTTAGTAATGCATTTGACGGAACTATCAATTATGATCCAAAAAATCGTGCGCGTTATGAAGATAATTCGGGCCGCGTGCGATATCTGAATTGGCTAGTGTCTAATAATCCCACTGTCGATTTTTTACTATGCTATGAGTATCAAGCCGATAATATGCTACGTCGTATGCCCTCATTCAATAGTAATATTTCCACGATTACGTATAAGCAGCTATTGAATAATATTAGCGAATAACATTAGGATTCTCGTCTATTGTGAATGAGGTAAATCAATGAATACTATTCGTCTTCATATTCGCGGGCAGATGGGAGTCCAGATTCTTCAAGCCGCGACCGCAATTTCGATTATCAATAGCGACGAAGAACCAATTCTCTGCGTAAATACGGGCGGTAACTTATCATACGATTCGACAAACAAGCTACAGAATGTTTTTGATGCAAACTGTCGAATAGTTGAAATTGACACGACTCGCAAGACACCGTATTGGGTAGAAGGATCTGCTAGGTATATATTCAAAAATAGAGACAAAATTTTTCGCTGGCTCACGCCTAAGACTCACATCTCATCTAATCCCGATACTATTGGTCGTCTTGGTGTTCATATTCGTGGTAAGGATAAACACGTTGCGTCAGTTGAGTCATATAAGCATCTCCTGACTATAGCCCACGCCGATAGCGTCATTCATGCGAATGGACCCGAGTCACTAGTCATTTATTCGGACGACTCCGATCTAACATCAGAAACATATCCTGATTATGCGATATCAAATCAATCAAGTATCGCCGATTGGATTGATCTATATAATTCCGATATTGTATATGCTGCACCAAGCGCTTTCATAATGAGTATGTTGATTTTCAATCCTAATAAGCGCATTGTATTTTTGGGAGATAAATATTGCGACGGACCTTATATTGATTATCGACATGATATGTTGTTTCTCCGCGAATGCCAAACGTATTGTAAGAATGTGACAATATTAGATGTTTGATAATGTCCTAGAATTCTGTGATGCCTCGAACGACATCCGCGCGCGACTGGAAGATATCATATTCAATGCGAAAAGTAGTCGCACTAGAAATGAGGTGCACGCTTACGCTCGGCAAGCATTTGAACTTCTAGCTCCAAACGCAAGTGCCGATGTTCTACTGAGTTCAACAAAGGATTTTACTCGTCTCAATTGTGACACTCATAGTTGTCGAGCGGGAATACATGTGGTAAGATCGTATTTCGCTCATCTCATTAGAAATATGCATAGGGCTGAAACCAAATATCGCACTGAATATTCGAAAGAGTACGATGAGCATGGTATTGTGGTCGTTCATGATTTCCTGGAAGATACATTACGTAATGAAGTGATTGCTGAAATTCAAAAAATGCCAGAAGCTGTAATGAAGATTCCTTCTAACATTATATCATTCAATACGGAGTCAATCGCACTCAATATCATGCTCAATGAAAGCTATATGAGACCAATAATATTTGATTGCCTGGCTTATACGCGCCCAGAAGTATATGATTTGTATGCGAAGAATACATTTGTTCAGCGATTGAAAATTGTGCCCAAAGATGGTGATGTGCAGAAGATTTTACATTCTGATACGTTCTTTCCCTGCATCAAGTGGTGGTATTTTCCCGACGAGGTAAAACTGGAGAATGGGCCTTTTGTATATGCGCCTGGGTCACACGTATTCACGCGCGGTCGCGCGAAGTTTATATATGAACAATCTATTGCAGTAGCAACCTATAAATTGGAGGCGACAAGAACCTATGGGCATGCCGAGGGGTCGCTTCGAGTGTTCGAGAATGAGCTAAGCGAGATGGGTTTTGCTGAAAAGCCGTATATGGTTCCCGCAAATTCATTGATTGTCGCAAATGTTTATGGATTTCATCGGCGCAGTGAAGTAGTATCCGTGAGTCATAGGGATTCCGTGCATGGCTCAATTCGCGTGGATACGCCTTTTGTCTGAATATTGATGATTACATCAGACAAAATCCCATAAATATAAGACCCCGCATGTCTCAGTGACGACAAGAAAGAAGCCAAATGCACCACAACGAAGATCATACGGCTCGGTTTATCATCATTAACACGATGCTACTGACTTTTATGGGCGTAGCATTTTGGGCCAACTTTCTTACGGGCTTTCTCATGTTAAGTGCCATGGAATATTTCATGATAGGATTTCTGTCTGTTTATTTCATTTTTGGAGTATTCAAAGCTTGGCGTGAAGACTGGGTTGTTGTGCGGCATATTGCGAACGGGCTGCCTATGTGGGCTCTGACGTTCACGGGAATTGGTATCATCATTGCAGCGATTGGATTGACGGATACAGACACAACAACACTCTTAACGGTATTTAAGAATCTCGCATTGGCCATTTCACCCAATGTAGTTGGTGTGTTTTTTATGGTGTGGTTACGCGAAATTGCCATATGGTGTGGGCATGAGGAAACCTAGTGTTGGTTTTGAGTGGTCATATAGGGATCTACTATTCACTCTTCTGATTGCCTTTATGGCCATGTCTATTTTGGCACTGATTGCGGTTAAAAAAGAAGAAACCGCAAATTCTATCAATCAGGGCAATATCATGGTAGAATTGATGTGGGAGAAAAATGTCGATGCTGATATTGACTTGTGGGTGCAAGCTCCCAACGAA